AGTGAATTAAGAATCGTCATTGCGGCTTGAAAAGGAACTGTTAGCTTTCAGACCAGAATGTGTCTGCTGTGATGAAGGACACAAGATCAAAGAAGCAAGGACGGCTCAGAGTAAGGGAATGCATCATCTTGGAGACAGGGCGGAGTACAAGCTGCTGTTGACCGGAACGCTGATAACAAATCGTGAGATCGATGTTTTTTCACAATATAGGTTTCTGGATCCGAGTGTGTTTGGCATGAGCTTTTATTCTTTCCGAAATCACTATTTCTATATGACCGGCTACGGCAATCATACGCCTGTTTTTAAGAAATATCTTTTGGATGACTTCTTAAATAAGATGCACTCTATCGCTTTTCGTACAACGAAAAAGGAATGTCTGGATTTGCCTGAGATCACCGAAGAGATCAGGACTGTGGAGTTAGAAGCTAAGGCTATGAAGATATACAAGGATCTTGAAGAAGAATCCTATACGGAACTTAAGACGGGAGAGGTCACGGCACCAAACATTCTGACAAAACTGTTGCGACTGTCTCAGGTTACGGGCGGACATCTGACAGATGATGAGAAGGATACACATCTGGTATCTACCGCAAAGCTGTCTGCTTTGGAAGATATCATAGATGCCGCTGATGCCGAAGATCAGAAGATCGTTGTCATGGCTCGCTTTAAGCCGGAGCTGAACGATATCGAGGCATTGCTTGAAAAGAAACATATAAATTATGCCGTTGTGCGTGGCGGCGTGAAAGACCGGGCTGAAGAGGTGAGACGGTTTCAAGAGGAACCGGGCTGCACTGTGTTTGTCGGGCAGATTGCGGCAGCAGGCTTGGGGCTTACTTTGACGGCGGCAAGTACGATGGTCTTTTATTCGCTGGATTATAGCATGTCGAATTTTGACCAGGCACGGGCACGCATACACCGTGTCGGACAGAAAGAGAACTGTCATTACATTTATCTGATAGCAAAGGGCACTGTTGACCGAAAGGTTATCCGTTCACTCAGGAATAAGATCGACCTTGCCAAAACGCTTGTGGATGATTTCCGCAAGGGTGGTAATCCCTTCAAGGAATAAGGATTTTAAGAGGGGGTTGATTTTTTCGGTATGGAGTGAAAGGAGGTAGACATATGGATAACAAAGAGCTCTTTGAATTGGCTGACCAGTTAAAAGCGGCGCGTGACCGTAAAAAGGATCTGGAAGCCCAGACCAAAGAAAACAATGCTGAGATCGAGCGTCTTGACCTTGCACTCTCTGAAGGAATGGCTGAGGCAGAATGTGATCGTTTTTCAAGGAACGGATTTACATTCTATCTGAATTCTAGACTGTATGCTTCAGCAACAGGTGGACAGAAGGAAGAAATGATGCAGGCATTGAAGGCAAATGGTCATGGAAGCCTGGTCACGGAGACGGTAAATGCCAATACTTTGGCAAGTTTCTGTAAGGAACAGATGGCAGCCAACGATGATGAGCTTCCCAAATGGCTTTCAGATGTTGTTACGACATACGAAAAAGTCTCGGTCGGCGTAAGAAAAGGCTGATATGGGAAGCGACAATGAAAAAAGATACAAAGACACGATGATACGAAGATTTTTACCATTAACTCTGAATAGATGGAGGATTTGAATTATGGCAGCTGAAAAAAAGAAGAAAGAGACCACTGAGGTGGCAATAACAAGCGGATATGGAGAGGTAGGTAATCTGAATTTCCTGTCGGAGGCTATGGATGATGATTGCGCAGGGCTGAATTTTCAGTTAGAGCGTATCAAGCTTCCCTCCGGCGGTATGACAGCGTTCGAGGTACCGGCAGGTGATGGTGAGAACACAGAGCTGGCCAAGGAGATTGAAGGCGTGATCCTTTATAACCATCCCGTGTATTCCTACTACAGGGAAGCCTACAAGGGCGGCAATAATCCGCCTGACTGTGGTTCCTTTGACGGAATTAGCGGCTCTGGTGAACCCGGAGGAACATGCAAGACCTGTCCTTTTAATCAGTTCGGCAGCGGTGAAGGCAAGGGTAAAGCCTGTAAAAACAGAAGGATGCTCTATATCTTAAGGGAGAATGAGATCTTTCCTATGATGCTCAACCTGCCTACCGGATCCCTGAAGGGATTTACGAAATATGTACAGTCTCTTCTTACGAGGGGAAAGCGTCCGCATCAGGTGGTCACTAAGATCAGTCTGAGGAAGGCAAGCAATTCCGGTGGCATAGATTATTCGCAGGCGGTGTTCAAGGCGGTACGTACCCTGGAAGAGAAGGAACAGCAGAATATTGATTCCATGTCGGAACAGATGAAGAACTATGCAGCAAATCTGACAACGGCAGCTCTTGTAAATCCTGAGGATGGAGATAATCCGTTCGTAGATGCTGAGACCGGGGAGATCATCGAACCGTTGAAGTAAGGATGCAATGAGGTTTTTACTCCGGGGGAGGGTGTAATATGCCCTCTTCCGGAGATATTTTCACAAGGAGAGACGCTTATGAATACAGATTATAAGCTCGTGACCGATGTGGACGGCATACTTGGTTATTTAGGTGATGCCAAAGAGGTTGCGTTTGATTATGAGACATCACCGGATGATGGCTTCCGGGATGATGATAAAGCAGCACTGGATGCTGCAAAGAGCCATATATGCACCATGAGTCTGTCTGTTGCTGAGGGCAGCGGGATAATGATACCTATTCAGCATAGATCAGGAAAGAATATTGATCCTATCGAGTTCGGGGTTTGGCTGAAGAGTTTCCTTACAAATCCTGAAATCGTCAAGATCGCACACAACCTTCAGTTTGAGGCTATGTTCTCATACGCAAAGGGGATCGTTATCCAGGAACCATGCTATGACACTATAGCGGCCAGCCAGCTGACATTGAAATCTGCATATGATTTTCGTAAGCTGACTGATTCGGGATTAAAGAAACTTGCGGCAGAACTGTTTGATGAACCGCTTCCTTCTTTCTCTTCTGTAACAGACGGCAGGTTCTTTGACGAACTGGATCCTGAGGATCCGGAAACAATACGCTATAGTTGTGCGGATTCTGATTTTGCTCTGAGACTGTATCACATATTCAACGGGTGGTTTGAGAAATACCTTCCTAAACACCGTTTTATCACGGAAAAGGTTGAATCACCAACAGCGGTATATCTTGGGATCATGAAATATAATGGTGTGCCTGTTGACCTGAAGCTGATGCAGGAAAGAAAAGCAGAAGCGGATGCTGAAATGGAGCGTATCCGGAAAGAAATTTCTTTTATGATCGGTGATGTTGATATCGGGAGCAACTGCAGCACCAATGCTTTTAAGAACTATCTTTATAAGACTCTTGGATTGCCGGTGCTGAAGGTGACTGAATCCAACAGGGAGGCAGCCGATGATTCTACGATGATCATGTTGAAGGAATGGTGTGATGAACATAGGCCTGAGCTGTCACCGCTGTTTACACTGGTTCAGGAATACAGAAAATGGAACAAGATCGCGTCTACATATATCAATGGTTATATGAAGTATGTAAATGCTGCAACAGGCAGGATTCATCCGAATTTCTTTGCGCTGAGTACGGATACGGGAAGATTTTCGTGTAACAGCCCTAACTGTCAGAATATGCCGCGCAAGACCAATGATCCTATCGGAGTGAGGAATTTTATTAAGGCACCGGATGGTCATTTGATCGTCAGCTGTGATTACAGCCAGATTGAATTGAGGGTCGGGGCGCATTATTGCCAGGACAGGATCATGCTTGATACATACCGCAATGGTGGGGATATACACGCTGCAACGACATCAGTTATCTTCAATATCCCTTATGAGCAGGCTGTGGACAAGCACGCTGAGAATTATAAAGAACGGCGTACAATAGCGAAAAATGTGAATTTTGGTACTTTCTATGGACTGTTTCCGAGGGGTTTGCAGAAAACGCTGAAATTTAAGGCTGGCGTTGAGAAGACCGTAGAAGAATGCGATGAGATCATACAGAACTTAAAAGCCGGTTATCCGGCGCTTGTCACTTGGCAGGAAGAGACAAAGGCGGATGCTATGAGAAAGATGTATTCCGAGACAAGGCTTGGGAGACGCAGATTCCTTCCAAATATCCGTTCCGATGATTGGAGTAAGAAGTCTTTTGCGGAGAGGTGTTCAATGAATACGCCGATCCAGGGCACGGCAGCTGATATTTTGAAACTGTCGTTGGGGCGTATCCTGAAAGGACTGCCGGACAGGCCGTGGCTTTTGCCTATCCTTCAGATCCATGATGAGCTGACTTTTATCATTCCGCAGGAAAAGTTGGATGAGACGGTCGCATTTATCAAGGGTTGTATGGAGCCTAAGCCTTTTCCGGAGTTTGACCTTCCGTTGGTAGCAGAGGCATCAGCGGGTCCGACTTTCGGACAGCTTGAAGAATTGGAGTAGAAGGGAGGGTACGCTATGTCGATAACAGCACATCAGGTTTTAACGAGCCTGTTTAATGCGGACGATACGGTATGCCTTCGTGTATTCGCTGACCGTAAGGATGATTTTTACAGCGGGGCAAAACTGTCCGTGGAATGCGGTAAGTTCGCAACGATGGAGGATCTCTTAAAGCAGCATAATGAGCAGAACAGGGGAATATTTTATGTTGTCAATTACGGCGGACAGGATGATGACAGTATTACCCGGATCAATGCTCAGTTTGTTGAGATGGATTCGGGGAGCTTTGATGAGCAGCAGGCTAAGATAGATGCATTTCCGCTGAAACCTTCGATGATCATAAGGACAAGGAAGTCGCTGCATACATACTGGTTTGTGAAGAATGCGGAGGTATCACGCTTTCGTGGGATTCAGAAGGGGCTTGTGAAGCACTTTGACGGAGATCCCATGTGTGTCAATGAGAGCCGTGTTATGAGGTTGCCGGGATTCTTTCATTGCAAGCAGGATCCGGTATTGGTGGAGTGTATCTATTTTCACCCTGAGATCAAGTACACGCAGGATGAGCTTGCGGATGTGCTTCCTAAGGTTGAAGATGAGCCGCCGATAGAGCAGAAGAAGGGTACTGAAAAGGGTCTGACTATTGTTCATAAAGACTGTGAGTTTATCAAGCACTGTGAAGTTGATGCAAAGACCTTATCCGAGTTTGACTGGTATGCGATGATTTCTAATCTTGCGGTATTCGAGGGCGGCGTGGAGCTTATACACAAGCTGTCCGCTGATTATCCGGATTATGATGCTAACGGTACGACAAAGAAGATAAATCATTTCCTGGATTCAGGCACAAGGCCTATGACCTGCAAGACTATTGCGGAAAAGGGTTTTCAGTGTTCTAAGATGCTTTCCGGGGAATGTACCTGCAAGGCACCGGCGGCTCTTTGCTATCAGCCTATGAGTGTAGACGGATTAAGGGATGTGATATCCGGTCTGTCTGTAAAAAATTCTATGGTAGAGGATATGCAGACGGCTTCCGAGTTTATCAAGGAGTACCTTTATAATCAGGATGTGGCGATGGCCTATGCGATCATGAACTGTGACCTGAAGGATCATTTCAAGTTCAAAGGTCCGGTTCTTCGGACACTGGATTCTGTTTATAAGAGTTGCGCAAGGGAGTTCAACAACGGTCTGAAGGCAAGGAAGCATAGGGTCGATGATGAGTCGATGCCTTGGTATGAGCCGAATGACCGTGGACTGAAGTTTATGCCGGGTGTTCTTGCAGAGCATCTTTCCGGGAATATGTCTGTGATATATGCAGCGGAGCAGCATTATATCTACCGTGACGGTGTATATGAAGAAATGGATGAAATGGAGGCTCAGCATATCTGTCAGCAGAAAATGCTGGCAAGAGAGACAAAGATGAACCAGATCATTGATGCAGAGCACCAGTGGAGGCTTTTGATACGCAAGGAAATACGTGATCTCAACGCCAATCCGTTTATTATCAACCTGAAAAACGGACTTTACAATGTTCTGGAGGATACGCTGATACCGCATACGCCGGACTATTATTCTACGATGCGTATGAATGTAAATTACGATATAAAGGCAGATTGCCCGTTGTTTAAGAAGTTCCTTACGGAGAGCATGGACGGCGATATGGCTCAGGTGGCACTTCTGCAGGAAATCATGGGATATTTTCTGATACCTGTGAATGCTGCGCAGAAATGTTTCCTTATCGTTGGGGCAGCAGGCGCAGGGAAATCTGTTTTGCTGAGGGTATTGAATGAGCTGCTTTTAGGCAAGGAGAATGTGTCAAATGTATCGTGGCAGGCGTTGAACGAGAGGTTTAAGCCCGCAGAGCTTTTTGGCAAGCTGGCAAATATCTTTGCTGACCTGCCGACAAAGAACATTGATGATAATGGAATCTTCAAGGCTCTTGTAGGACAGGATTTTTTGACTGTGGAGAAAAAGAACAAGAATCCGTTCTCATTTCAGAGTACGGCGAGGCTGATCTTTTCCTGTAACAGTATTCCTAAGAACTATGGTGATCGTTCCGAGGGATTTTACAGAAGGCTGATCATAATACGCTTTAAGCATACTGTACCTAAGGATAAGAGGGATCCTTCCCTTCTGGATAAATTCCGGGAGGAATCTGACGGTATCTTTATGTTTGCGCTGGAAGGACTTAAGCGGCTTATGGGCAACAATTATCAGTTTGGGGAGACTCAGGAGAATATTGATGAGCTAGAACAGTATCGTGAAGAGTCTGATTCAGTGCTTTCATTTTCCAAGGAATGCTGTGAGTTGGGCGATGATTTCGAGGTCGGATCCACAGAGATGTTTAACGCTTATACGGCCTACTGTGAGGAATGCGGAATAAAACCGTTCTCTCAGAGAACCTTTGTTACCAATCTTCAGGCTGTGTATTCCACCGTCACTAAGGGCGTGGACAAGACCGGCCGCAGAAGGATGCTTAAGGGGATCAAGCTCTTGCCGATCCTGAGCTGATACCAGAGAATTTTGACGGTTTGACACTTTGACACCAAAAATCCTGTTTTCCTTATTATTATTTTTAAAATATATGATTTTTCCAAGAAAACGCATATTTTATTTTTTCTTGTGTAAGAAATGAGGATTTATGTGTCAAATGTGTCAAATGCCTTGAAATCAAAGAGTTTATGTTTGACAGATGTGTGAGGAGATGTGTCATGAAAGAGTCAGATATCGTGAAAGCAATTGTCAAATACCTTCGATCTTTGACGGATTGCTTTTGTTGGAAAGAACACGGCGGTATGTACGGAACTGCCGGAATACCTGATATCATCTGCTGCTATGGTGGAAGATTTTACGGATTTGAGGTAAAGACAAACGATGGCAAGCCTACGGAATTGCAGAAGGCTACCATAAGAAAAATCCAAAAAGCCGGGGGCATTGCCTGTGTGGTAAGGTCTGTGGATGAGGTGCGAGCCGTGATTGACGGTTCCCTGCAATGAACACTGATTCAAAGATAAAATGCTTCAACGCTTCGATGATCATAACCATAAATTTCATGAAATCGGAGGTAGAGCATTATGAATGCAAAAGAGTACTTAAACCAGGCATTCCGTATTGACCAGAGGATAAACAGTAAGCTGGAGCAGGTGGCTTCCCTTCATGCTCTTGCGACAAAGGCAACATCAACTATGACGGATATGCCTGGAAGTCCTAACAGGAACATCCACAGGATGGAGGACATACTGATAAAGATCATGGAACTGGAAGATGAGATTAATGCTGATATTGATAAGCTGGTAGATCTGAAGGCTGAGATTACTGAGACTATCAAGGCTGTTGATCATCTGGAATATCAGACATTGCTGGAAAAGAGATATCTTTGTTTCCAGACATGGGAGAGGATAGCGGTAGATATGGATTATGACCTTAGATGGGTTTATCGAATGCATAACAAGGCATTGGATGCCGTTCAGAAGATTATGAAGCAATAAGCCATTAAAGACCACTAAAAATCACATACGAAGTATGATAGTATTAGAATGACGAAAATGGATAAAGTAAGAGCCCTACGGACATAAATCCGCAGGGCTTTTTTCGTGGAGGGAGCCGGATATGCCGTATAAACCAAAACAACCGTGCAAACATCCGGGGTGCCCGGAGCTGGTAGTGCCGGGTCAGAAATACTGTGAGAAACATCTTCCGCTTCATAAGGAAGAGTTCAAGGATAAGAGAGAGGGCGGTTCCGCTGCCCGTGGCTACGGATGGAAGTGGCAAAAAGCAAGCAAGGCTTTTCTTCATGCGAATCCGCTTTGTGCTGAGTGCGAGAGGCAGGGAAAGTTCGTGCAGGCTGAGGTCGTGGATCACATCGTTCCTCACCGTGGAGACCAAAAACTCTTTTGGGATCGTGGGAACTGGCAGCCGCTGTGTAAGTCGTGTCACGACAGGAAGACCGCGAGGGAAGACAGAAATTTTCCGAGGGTGTATGCGTATGGGAAGCCTGAGGGTAGGGGGTAGGAAAATCTTCATATCCTACCGCTCCAAGACCGACGCCTCCCCTTCACGCACAAAAACCGGATTTCAAACGGGGTATATAGGGAATCATAGAAACATAAAGGATATTCATAGCGTGGGAGCCGCATAATCAGAGGCTTTCAGCGATTTTGGAAGGTGATGATTATGGCAAGGGATGGAACCATGCGAGGCGGTGCCCGTGTAGGAGCCGGAAAAAAGAAAAAACCGCTTGCAGACAAGGTTCGGGAGGGCAAGACAGCGACTGTGATTGTTGAGCCGCCGGAAATGCAGGGTGTGGATATGCCGCCGGTTAAGGACTTTATGACTGAAGATCAGCGTGACGGGGATCCGCTCGATGCTGACAAGATTTATAAGGAAACATGGGAATGGCTTGATAAGCACGGATGCGCTTCTCAGGTAAATGCTCAGCTCATAGAGCAGTATTCGATGATGGTGGCGCGGTGGATTCAGTGCGAACACGCCATATCGAAGTTCGGGATGCTGGGGAAGCATCCGACAACCGGGGCTCCTATGGCTTCACCCTATGTGTCGATGGCTAAGGATTACATGAAGCAGATCAACCAGACCTGGTATCAGATCTACCAAGTGGTGAAGGATAACTGTGCCGGGGATTATTCGGAGATGTCAGAGGATCCGATGGAGAATCTGCTGAAATTCAGGAAAGCGTAACGGTGGCGAAAGCTGCCGTTTCTTTATGTTCGGAGGAAATGATGGCGGCGAAGAAAAGTTCAGAAAAACCGGCTGTGAAGTCGGTGGATAAAACAGATATAAAGTGGGTCGGGATTGATGAGATCAGGCCTTATGAGAATAATCCGAGGGATAATTCGGAGTCGATACCGAAGGTGGCGGAAAGCATAAAAGAGTTTGGTTTCCTTCAGCCTATCGTCTGTGATAAGGATGGTGTAATACTTGCCGGTCATACGAGGTATGCGGCTTCACAGAGTTTGGGGCTTAAGAAGGTGCCGGTGCTCTATGCGGCAGACCTTACGCCGGAACAGGCAAAAGCATACCGGCTTGCGGATAACAAAGTGAGCGAGTCATCCAGGTGGGATGATGCTCTGCTTATACCTGAGCTGCAGGAGCTGGAGAGTGCCTTTTCCTTCGATATGGAAGAGTTCGGCTTTGATATGACTGACTTTACACGTCATCAGAAAAGCTGGAAGCGGACGGAAAAGCTCTGTGACCTGAAGAAAAAGATTGCTGTGAGGTCGGAAACGGATTATTGGTTCACTACTTTCTATGCGACAGGCAAGCAGGGGATACCGATTGCGGACATAAAGAAGGATGAGGCAAATGTGCCGGTGTTTGCAGATAACCTTTGTTATTATCTGGAAAAGACTATCGGGCTTTGCAATCTGAAGAAAAACAGCTGGTGCATTGTGACCACGCCGAGAAGGCGGCATAAGAGCGGGATGCACTTTTCGACAGAGATATGCCGAAACGCTGCAAAGCAGATAGGCATTCATTTTTATGAGGATGCGTTTATCGCTGAAAACCGTGACAGGATAAATCCGAAGTTCACGATGGAGAAGGAACCGAAAGAGGCGAATGTGATCCTGTACGATGATATCGTTTCGACAGGGGTGACGCTGAAGGTGACGAGACAGATGCTTCTTGACAAGGGGCACACGGTACTTGTGATTGCAGGGATACGGAATCAGTGAGGTCGGTATGAAATATATTTTGGTCGCTGGAAAGCGTGATTTTAATGATTACGAGCGGTTCTGTCGTGAGATGGATCAGATCATCAAGGGTATTGGTGATGATGTGGTTATCGTTGAAGGCAGCGCAAGCGGTACGGACTATATGGCCGGGAAGTATGCAACGGAGCATAAGATACCGCTGAAGTTCTTTATCGCTGACTGGAACCGGTTCGGGCGGTCAGCTGGTCCGATCAGGAATGAAGAGATGGTATCTTTCCTTGACGGGAAGGATGCGATGGCGGTGTTCTTTTGGGATGGAAAGAGCCGGGGTACGGCTGACTGTCTGAGAAGAGCCGGGAAGCACAACATACCGACGGTGGTGATCAGGATTGAGGGAGAGTGACATGGATGTCTGTGAAGAAAAAGGAATATCAACCAACAAAATATATGGCGGAGGGTTCCCACTATGATAAGGATGCCGCTGATTTTGCGGTGGCGTTCATAGAGCTGCTTACGCATACCAAAGGAACCTGGGCTGGAAAGCCCTTCAAGCTGCTTGCATGGCAGGAAAAGATCATCCGTGACCTTTTCGGAACGCTGAAAGCCAATGGATACCGGCAATTCAATACTGCTTATGTGGAGGTGCCGAAAAAGAACGGAAAATCGGAACTTGCGGCGGCGATATCGCTGCTTTTGACCTGTGGTGACGGGGAACAAAGGGCTGAAGTATATGGATGTGCTGCGGACAGGCAGCAGGCGACGATCGTTTTTGATGTTGCCGCCGATATGGTCAGGAATAACAGGACTCTCAGCAAGCAGGTGAAGATCCTTGCATCGACAAAGAGGCTTGTGTATCTGCCGACAAATTCCTTTTATCAGGTGCTTTCGGCAGATGCCTACAGCAAGCACGGCTTCAATGTTTCAGGGGTCATATTCGATGAGCTTCATGCTCAACCTAACAGGAAACTGTTTGATGTAATGACAAAAGGAAGCGGTGACGCACGTACTCAGCCGCTGTATTTTCTTATAACTACGGCGGGTACGGACACAAATTCGATCTGCTATGAGCAGCATCAGAAGGCACTGGATATCATGGAGGGGAGAAAGATCGATCCGACATTTTATCCTGTGATATATGGAGCGTCAGAATCGGATGACTGGACGGATCCTGAGGTCTGGAAGAAAGCTAATCCTTCTTTGGGTGAGACGATCGCAATGGAGAAGGTGGTGGCGGCCTGCAATTCAGCCAGACAGAATCCGGGTGAGGAAAATGCTTTTAGGCAATTACGCTTGGATCAGTGGGTGAAGCAAAGTATCCGCTGGATGCCAATGGAGAAGTGGGATGCCTGTGACTTTCATGTGGATCCTGAAGAGTTGGAAGGTCGGGTGTGCTACGGTGGTTTGGACTTGTCGAGTACAACGGATATCACAGCTTTCGTGTTGGTGTTTCCGCCGATGGATGAAGAGGATAAGTATGTGGTGCTTCCTTATTTCTGGGTGCCTGAGGATACGCTTGACCTGAGGGTGAAGCGTGACCATGTGCCCTATGATGTATGGGAGAGACAGGGATTTTTGGAGACTACAGAGGGAAATGTCATCCACTATGGATTTATCGAGAAATTCATAGAGCGGCTGGGTGAGAGATACAACATCCGGGAGATCGCTTTTGACCGGTGGGGCGCTGTACAGATGGTGCAAAACCTTGAAGGCATGGGCTTTACGGTGGTTCCATTCGGACAGGGCTTTTCTTCAATGAGCCCGCCTACAAAAGAACTGATGAAGCTGGTGCTGGAAGAAAAGATCGCACACGGCGGTCATCCGGTGCTGAGATGGATGATGGATAACATCTACATCCGAACGGATCCGGCGGGGAATATCAAAGCTGATAAGGCAAAGTCCACGGAGAAGATCGATGGGGCGGTCGCGCTGATCATGGGGCTTGACCGGGCTATCCGATGCGGAAATGATGCCGGGGAAAGCGTATATGACCGGCGCGGAGGGATATTGTTTATATGAGACATCTGCTCAGGCAGGTGTTTTTCTTTGCTGTGAAGGAGGGAGAGATGTTGATACTTTCGATAATCGGCTTCCTTTTGATCAGGGAGGCACTTAACGGAATGGAGGAATGGAGATGAGTATATTTTCTGGAATGTTCAAGAGCCGGGATAAGCCTAAGGACTCTACGGCGGGAAGTTCTTACAGCTTCCTGTTCGGAACTACGGCGGCGGGGAAGCCGGTGAATGAACAGACTTCAATGCAGGTAACGGCGGTGTATTGCTGTGTGAGGATTTTATCAGAGGCGGTGGCAAGCCTGCCGCTCCACTTATACAGATACACTTCAGAGGGAAGCAAGGAAAAAGCGGTGGATCATCCGCTTTATTTTTTGCTCCA